GGACCTTCGGGATGGCCTAACTCTCCATAAGCACGATTTTCATTGATGAATTTCTTATTATATCGGGCAACTTCTTTTTCAAGAATTTCCATAGGATATACCCGCCCATTACGGTTTTTGATATCGGCTTGTAGAAAAATACCTTTAATTTTATAATTTTTACCACCACCTTCTTTAGCTTCAGTGATGTATTGTACTTCTTCTACAGCTTCTGTAAATAATTTTACAGTGTTCATGTAATATCATCCCAACCAGATACTTTTTTAAACTTAATTATAATAGTTCCAACGGATGCTGAACCATTTGTGATGAGAACATCACCTGTTACACCACTTCCCGCATTATTAGGAATCGCAGGCATAGCCTGTCCGCCAGCATTATAGGAACCATTGCCGCTAAGAGAAAGAGCAACAATATTTGATGTCGCATCCCATAAAATATCCGTTTGGGATGATACAGACCACCAACAAGAAACAATTGACACTCTAGGGTCTGTTGCAGCACCTTCTGCCGCAGATACATCTAAAATACTAGCAGCGCTGTTCGTACTTGTAGTAGTTAATTTCAAATAATATTCAAAATCTGAATCTGTAATTTCATGTAATACGACTGCCATTGTCCACTCCTATATTGATAACATTTCTTTTTCAAAATAATTCATAAGTTCTTTTTCAGAAACTTTAAACTTTTTTGCGACTTCGCGCATAGTTTTCTCAAAAGTATTTAGGAAATCTGAAGGTTTAGAATCCATAATTCCGAAAATTTGATCAATAGCATCCTTCATTTTCGGAGATAATTTCTTATATTGCCGAGATTTTTTATGTTCATCCTTCTCTATTACGGATGTATATACACCTTCAAACGTATGACTCATTATTATTCCTCGTTTACGTCAGCTTCTATGGCCTGACCGGGCACAAAGTCTGCCACGATTTCGCAGTAATAGGCACAATAACCGACAACACCAATTAGTACTAAAAATAATAACATATAAATTTTTGACACTTGATACTCCTTCTACTCATCTTTATCTGTAGTAGTATCTATAGCATGTCCTGTAGCACTAGATACAAAAGTCCTAGATATTTCTTTTCTTTTTACTTCCAATGCGTCACCAACCTTACTGGCAATTGAATCTTTAAAAGCCTTTTCTGCTTCTAAATTATTTCCTACTGAAATTGAATCTACAAATTCTCTACTCATTATTTTTTCCTTTTCTTAACATGAAATTCTTTATCATCATCTACTGGTTCTTCTTCGGGTGGTTCTTCACCTTCACCTTCAGGCGGCATACCTACTGCCATTCTTGCTCTATCATCTGCTGGCATTTCTGGATCAATCGGCATACCCGCTGGATCAACAGGTATTCTCTGGATACCATCCCCACCTGGAGGTACAACAATTCCACCATCTATTGGATCAGTATCCATCTCTTTCTTGATCTGATCACGCATTTCTTGAATTTCTGAATCATTCATACGCAACACTTTCTTCAATACATATTCCTTACTAAAGAAAGTATCTTTAAGTTCTGCAAAATGACCATCTGCAAGAAAATCATATTGAATATGTTCTTGTATATTAGGCCAATCTTCAGGTGCAATTACTCCTTTAAGAAGTAACTGAGTTTTAAGGATGTCGGTGAATAGGGGGGAGAATTTCTTTCGTATTCGCTGTACGAACTTTGTAAATTTAAGTTCATCTCTGGTAATTTCTGTGCTTCGACCCAGACTGAATCCACTTTCGGATTCCAATCTGGAAATTGGTACGTTAAGTGAACGGTATAATTTCCGTTGGAAGTAAGTGATGTCATCAATCTCTCCTAAATTAGAACCGCCTGGCAATGTTGTAATTTCTGTACCTCTACCACCCTCACGCCGTGGGAGCCAAAAATCTTCCAACATTGACATATGATTTCTATCATCACGAATCTCACCAGTTGTTGCATCGTATACTAACTTGTTACGATAACGATTCATAACGTCTTTTAAATATTGTTCTGCCTTTATCTTAGGGAGATTACCGACATCAATGTAGAAAATCCTACGTTCTGGTGCTCTTGAAATGCGATAAATAACTAACGCATCTTCAATCATCCTCAATTGATTTACTGGTTTAATTGCTTTGTGTAAATATGAAAGCACTCTTCCACTATTACCATCTATCAAACCAGAAGGAATATAAGTAATTGAATCTACTGCTATCTTTACTCCTTGACCGGCTGACCCAATACCAAGAGGACTCAATCCCTTTTCATTGTATATAAAATATTCATTAATCTTGTCAGTCATTTCAACGCCAGTTTTGCTATCAATATCTTTTTTGACTTCTCTGACTTTTCTAATTTTGGTTGGATCAATATATCTTAACTCTGTAAAAATGTAGAAGTCGTAAAACTTCATCAAATTCTGCACGAATTTTTCTTTTAATTTTATCGGGATAACGTAAACGATCTAAAGAAACTTCTACTGATTGATCGTTTTGATTAGAAACAATACCCTCATTTACGATATCTTCAACAGCAGTATCACACTCAGCTTGCTGAGCAATATCACGATACCGCCGAATTAAATCTATATCGGATCGTTCTCTACCATCTGTATCAAGAATTTGTCCAAAGAAACCGCCACCAGCTACATCAATGGTGCCGTCATCAGGAGTTGGGGTGGAAAATGTTCTTTCCCCACCCTTATCCTTAATAGCCCTTTGTATTGTAAACCCAAAAAGTTCTGCCATAATATCTCCTACCGTGTTATACTATTTAGTAGGTATCAAATTAGAAGTTTACGCCAGAAGCCTCAAAATGTTGATATCTCCAAGTTACTCTAAGTGTTCTACAGTTAAATCTGTCTGATAATCTGCTGGGGCAGTAACTCCTGTTCCAGCAGCAAGATCATTGATGCCATTAGACCACCTCTCTATAGCGTTACGAACCATAAAGTCCGTATCGTTCATGAAAGTTGTTGTCCAAGGGTCATCAAATGTTCTGTCTCCAGCAATATAGATTTGCCTACCACGAAACGGTATAGCAATTTCAGCCAAAGTCTGTGCTGGTAAAGAAGAAGCTGTTACCAGAAAAGAACCTCTACGAACATCAAGTCCGATTGCAATTCCTGGCGGGGGAGTGATCGTTACTCTGTACTGATTGGCACGAGCACCACCACCGATTAGATTAGCTTTGAAATCATCTATAGCAGCCATGATTAACCTCCTACCTCACTAAACGATACACCAGTTCGCACTGCCACAAAGTTTAGTGTAATGAAATTAATTGATCTGGCAGGTTTAATGAAGATGTCTCCAATAAACTCGTTTCGATCAATAACCTCACCTGTGTTATTTGTACTGTCACATACAACCTTAAAGTCGAAGATACCACGGCGACCCTGAACATCCCTCAAGAAAGGTTCAACCATATTACGGAACTGTGCCCGTGTAAATTCATCGTTGAATTCAAAGAGCATGTATTTAGCAGCAGTTGCGATTGCCTTTTCAAGAACCAAGAACAACCTACGCACGTTAATACGATCAAAAGCACTAGGTTTCGCAAGTGCTGTCTTGTCACCAAAAAGAACCACACCTTGGCCTGGGAAGTTGACAACAGGATTAACCCTTGCCTGATAAAGAATATCTCTATCCGACTTTTTAGGGTTCATGGATAATTTAATTGCTCCTCTTACATTACCCCGATTATAACCAGCGGGAGAGAACCAAGGATCAGCAACACCATCTGTGTATGCACAAAGTCCAGCAGTATCACCACACATTGGAACAAACCGATATACATCGTTATACTTGTCATACATGTACTTGTATGCACTGTCATAAACCATATAAGATGATGCAGGGTTAAGATCAAATGCAGTCTTTACATTATTAACTGCCCTAGCAGAAGTTGCTCCAGAACTTGCAACACCAACTGTCGCAGAGCGATATGGAGAAACAAATCCCACACAATCTTTTCTCTCATCAACAAGAGCTGTAATCATTGTTACATGAGTATCTTGTGTAGCGGATGTATCACCAGCTCCACCACCCTTACCACCAATTACAAGATTGATGTCATGTAATTCTGTATCTGCAAACTTATCGTAGGCAAGTTCCAGTTCACCAGCACTTACGGCAAGATCGTCAGTTCCACCTGTAAGAGAATCAATTGTGATTGGATGCAAAACTGTATAAGTAGAAGTTGTATCTGTACCCCAATTTGTACCACCAGAAACATGATCCGTCCAGTAGATGTAATTTGATTCTCTGAAAATTACGTCTGCATAGTAATTGCTACTACCCTGAGCATCTCTAGCAACTGAACTTTTTGACACACTTGCATAGGTTTCTATGACACTAGAACCTCTCTGTCCAGCAACATCAGCATCGTA